CTGTATCTTTTATTTAGTCGTTCTATCTTGTTGTCCAACGACATCTTCAATTACCTCCTTTTTAATACGAGTGTTATCTATCTTAATATCTTGGATAGTTACTTCTTCTTCGTTTATTGGATTTGTATCGTTATGCGCGTCTTCAACAGTGTTAAAGCTTTGCTCCGTTATAAAGTTAGCTTCTCCAGATTTTATTTTTTTGTACGCCATTCTTTATCCTCTGGTGTTAGTTTTATTTTTTCTTGATAATAAATATCCTCTGGAGATCGTATCTCTGGTCCATCTGGATGTTCTCCACAATTAGGTCCAGTACGTTGAAGTATTCTTGTTGCTGTTTCAGTTTCTACTCCAATATCAATGTAAGGTGTTTCATCTGCTAAAACGATATTAAGTATTTCTTTACTCTTAAAACCTTCTGGCTCGTAAGATAACGTCATAACGTATTTAGCAGCAGCTCCATTTATATCTTGTTTAAGAACTTGAAACTCTACTTTTGATGCTTTGATTACAGCCACGGATCTACCTCCTTGTCGAATTTAAATACTAATGGCTGGTCCTTAACAAACTGCTCAGAATTTTTTTGCATTTTGTTTATTAAAGCATCTATTTCAGCTGACATATTATCTAAAGGTACCGCAACACCATTTGCTGTAGCAATCTCCAGGCTTTTACATCTATCTTTAAATTTTTCTATATCTTCAATAAGGTTTTGACTACAAAGCCTATCCATACTAATCTTAAAAAATTTAGCCAACTTAACTAGTGCTGCTGGATGTGGCGAGTTTCTTCCTTGTTCATACTTTTGCACTTGCTGAAATGAAGTACCTATAACTTTACCAATTCTTGTTTGGTTAAAGCCTTTTTGTTTACGTAAGTATTTTATATTTTTACCTAGTGTTTCGTTAAAGATTTTTTGATCTTCCGTTGTGCCAAGATTTGACATTTTATATCCTCCATACTTTGATTAAAATAATTCTCAACTTGAGACTGCCAGTTGCTCATATCAAAAGCTCTTGACTGCTCACAATTAATTAAGAACGCCTCCACCGATATTTCTTTAAAAGTATTTTGGTACCTAAAGTAAAACGCTGGTACTCCTTCTTCATACTTTAAATAAAATGGTGAGTTATTTATTCTAGCGGTAGGCTCATCGCTGCTAAAATTTTGATAATGAAAATAACTATCGTAAGTTACCTTCTCAAACTCATGTACTCTTTTTTCAGTTTCCATATTAACTCCAAGGATCGTCTGCAAACTGTAAGTGAATACAGTTAGCTAATTTTTTATTTTGACTTGCTAATTTTGATACTAATCTTGCAGCAGCTAACGGTGAAAATTTCATAACTTCACCAAATTGTTCCAAGCAACCAACATCATCGGCTGTGAGTTCGTAATGCTCCCACAGATCCGAAGACATCGCTAAGTTAAGAGTATTCTCAACTGTAAACTTTTTATACTCCAGAGCTTCAGCCTCTTTTTGAGCCGCACTCTTCGGTGTATTTGGAAAATTAATTATCTTTGTCATCTGTCCGCTGCAATTCTTCCGCTTTACGCAAATAGTTAAGAGCATCTACGTAGTTATCTTCTTTAAATGAATGAGCTGCTCTAATTACTTTTGCTGCTACATACATTAAAGCTACCTTCCATGGTGGAATAGGCGATGGTAAGTCGAGCAGAGCCGACCAGCTTTTGCCAATCAAGGTAAGATTGGTAGTAAAGCTGCCGTACTCCGCTCTTTTGATTTTACGGATATGCTCAATCTTATGTTCTACGCTCATCGTTCTTAACGAACTCCTCATAAGATTTGTTAATTGCCATTTCGACAATCTTTGCCATGCTTACTGGAGCATCAAACTTAGTCTCAGCTAAAGTTTTAAGCTTTGTGTAAACTGGCATTGAAATTGCAATAGATTTATATTTATCCGTGTCCACTTATTACTCCAGTGATGCTGGATCAAAACTCTCACCTTCAGAGTTCATTTCCAGTTTTTCTACACGGTGCATCCAGTAATACGGTGTACCTTCGGCAAGCTTACCTTTACCTGATGCTGTTGATTTATACGCTCCAAATCTGTACTTGGTTCCGTCAACCTCAATCGTACCTTTTAGATCGTAACTTTTAGGACTAGCTTTATTCGTATTAAGAATAGCAGTACCAAAAGATTTAGTGTCCTGACCTTCAGCCATTTAACACTCCTTTAGTCTCTAATGTTGATTTAAGCTCTGTAAATCGCTCTTGGAATTTTCCGTAAGCAATAGGATTACTTGTCTTGATCTTCGCTAACACGTCTTTATGTTTGGAGATCCAGTCTTTGTAATTTCCAGGATGAGAGACTTGTTGCAATTCCTGGAGAGCTGTTTGTAATTGACGATCTTGCGCTTCAATAGCTACTGAGACTTCTTCTGCACTCGCTAGATTATCGTTAGAAAATCCGCAAGCAGCTAGACATCTACCCCATGCACTCGATTGAGCGTTCTCCAAAGCGCTTGTTTTATTAATCATACTTTGACTACGGTTTTCCTCGGCTAAACCAGTTCCAACGTGTCTTCCGTCAATAAAAGCATCGCATTGAACAATCACTTTTTTATCGTCTTGGTGAATTATCTGATCTACTAGATCCAATGATGAACCTAATACTCTTCTAGCAATACCAAGTCTGGTACTTACTAAATTATAATCTTTGCCTTTTATTTTGACTGCCTCAGATGCAGCAATCTTTTTAAACTCATTTAAAGCATCGATTAGTTTGTCTTTTGTTTCCATATTATTTAACACCTCAGCAATTCCATATTTTTTTTGCGTCTTGAACAAACTGATTACCAATGGACCAACAAAAGTTGTGATCGAATTGTGGATCTAAGTCTTGGACAAGTTCGCCTTTGATTTTTTCAACATCTGTTTCATCTGCGTATCGCATCAACAAACGTTCTCTTCTTTTAAAAACAGTTACTAATTGTTCGTAATAATTATTTAGATTTTCTGGCTCCAAGTCTCCGCAGTTGTGCCTATCGAATATTTTAAAATCATCTTTGACAACGTAAATTAATTTAACTTCATGCTCAGGTTTGCATTTAGAATAAAACGCGCATTGCATTAAATGATTTTTGTTAGGCATCATCGGAACCTTTGCAGAAGTAAAAGAGTATGAACCATCCTTTTTTAATCTAGAAGGTCGATCGTGACTTGTTTTGATTTCCAACAAGGAGAAAGGAAAGCTAGTATTATGGGTACTAGCAAATGAAAGATCTTGTTGAAACTCCAAGTCAGATCTTCCGATGATTGGAAGTAGTAATCGGTCATCGTGGAATGACAACACGTTTTCCGCAACTACATTTTTTTTAACGCCTAACACTTCAACAGCTTTTGCAAGCTGTGAAATTGTTTGTGGTATTGTTTCTCTGTACCACTGAAACTTTGCTCTATCTTTTTCGTTTACAGGATTATAGTTATCAAACTCTTCCTGGACCTTTTGAATTGCAAGATCCAGGCTAAGTCTTTTATTAACTACTGGAGATAGTTTACGAGTATTCGGATTAAGTTTAAAAATTTTATCTGCTAAGTGATATTGAATTGAACTACCTATAGCTACACCAGCTGCCATGTTGGCATTGCCTTCAAACTGTCTTCTTACTTCTTGAGGTACAAACCAATATCTGTAAGCAAAGTTGCCATCAGGATAAACTGCTTGAGTAGGTGAGTGATGGTTCCAATTAAATAAATTACAAACTGATGGTGTTCCAGCCTCCTCTAAAGGATCTGAAACTTTTATATTTTGCTTTAATGTCATAGACAAGCTTATTTCAAACTTGCCTAAAAAAGTTTATGGCACTTGTCCTAAATGTACCTTAGTTTCTGTTATTTTACAGAATTGAGTTTTGGTTTAGATTTTTTTGATTTAGTAGTTTCGGCATTTTCCGTACTTTCGGCACTTTCAACTGGTGAGAACATCGACTTATGAAGCCAAACTACAACTGATTTTCGTTGATATAGAATAATATTATCGTCTTTTATAAATAATGGACCTCTAAGCCTACCTTCGTCTCTACTACATTCTCTCATGTACGCTAAAGTGTCTGTATTTAAACCAAATTCTCTTGCCACTTTTTGTGGAGGTATCATTTCTTTTAGTTCTTTCGCTGAGTATTGTTCTAATTTTTTAAGCACGTTTCTTATCTTCAGTTAAATTTTTTATTTGGTCGTATAAAGCTTTTTCACCTTCTTTTTGTTCGTAATATAAATCTTTAACAGCTTTCATTACTTCACCAGATAAAGTTCTTTTTACTTGTTCAGTTTTTTCTTCTAATTCTCTTTGAGCTTTTTCATACTCCGCTAAAAGCTTTGCACCTTTAGCTCTATCTTTTTCATTTTGTAACTTTAAGTCTTTCATTTTAAATTCATATTGAACTGTAAGATCTGCTAATTTTCTTTCAGCATCTTGTTGAGACATTAAAACTTCAGTTGGCATATATTTTTTAGCAACCGTTGCGTCTTGTATTGATTTTGGATCAACTAATGAAACTATTGGAGATATAAATTCAAAATCAAAATCTTGATAAATAATTTTTTTACTTTCATCACAATATGGATCAGGATTTAATAAAGTTTTCTTACCTCTGTATTCTTCATACAATCCAAAATAAAAATAAATTAATTCTTCATCAAAGAAACCTTTAACTTTAATACCAACAACACAAAGTTTATTATTAATTTCTAAATTACTTTGATTATCTTTATAATAAAATGCTACTTGGTTATGATACATAGAACCTCTAGCATCAATTTTAATTGCTCTAATATTTGATTTGTAAATATCTCTTGGAACTACAACTGTTTCTTTTTTAGCAGATGGATAAACTCTTCCTGGATAATAATTTTCATCAGTTATAACATCTTGTAATGTATTAACATATCCCCAGATAGTAGTTAATTGTTTTGGCAATAATAAATCAGCTGGATCAACATTTAATTTAGCTGCATACTTTAATGCGTTTTCTATTGTAATACCTCTTTCACCAGACAACTGATAATAAACTGATTGTCTGTTTTGATTTGTATCTCTTGCTAAACCAGATACTGAAACATTGCTCTCTTTAATTTTTTCATTTAAAAAATCTTTTTGATAAGCTGTTAATGAAAATGTTGTATTATTCCAATCACTCATAAAAGCTTGATGGAATTGGTCTCTTTTAGCTGGGTTCTTTTTTTCTTTTATTTTTGCTACAGCTGCAAATAATACATCCTCAACTGGTCCATCTATTTGAATTACATTTTTATTTGCATACTCAAAAACAACTCTTGCACTTGGTCCAGTAAGCAAAGATCCAGGAAATTTTTTAATTGTTGATTTAATTAATTCAGATGCACCTTTTTGAAATTGACCAGTAGTAATTCCTTTATCGTCTCTTTTAAGAATTGAATATTTTAGAATTTTTAAGTTTTTGTTGGCTTCAATATTTTTAAAACTCATTAAAAATCCTTTTAAACCTTTATCCTATACTGTCAACAAATAGTTAGTATTATTATGTAAGTTGTAGACACTATGTAATTTGAATAGTTAAAAAGACAGAATATAAGCCAAATATAGCTAAATTAGGCGGTTTTTAAGGCTATTTTAGCTGATTTTTGACTATGGCTAGAGATATATACGGAAAAAACGTTAAATTTACTGCTTATTCTTACACTCATAGAGAGGCTCACGATTGTATCGCTATGATGGATGTAGATAAAGTAGCTTGCTGTATAGCTTGTAATAAGCCTTTATTTCTTGGAGAAACTACACGCCACAAAGGACCTAGAGAAGATTACAAAAAAGGTCATTCAATGATTAAGCAACTGGCGGAAATGTCAGGATTAAACGCTTACATCATTTGGTACGAAGAAGAAAAAGAGAGAGTTTATAGATTAACTGTACGTAAAGTATTTCCAAATTACTCTAATTTACAGAGCTGTAGCTTTGAGCAATGGATTAGTTTTCTTGCAAAGTTCCAGGTCAAACATTTTCCAGATTGCAAACGCAAAGACATTTTTAGAAATAAATTAAAAACACTAACACCATCACAATTAAAAGATTATGCAGAAATTTTGGATAGCTGATAAAGAAATATTAAAGTTACAGATAACAGCTGAACAATTTAGAACGTACAGTTATTGGTGCAGCCAATACAACGTTAAGACATTAAAACCTTTTATTAACTACGTACAAACAGCAAGTGATTTAGGTATTTCAGTAGATAAAGTTAAAAAGATATTAACTGATTTATGTACAGTAACTGTTGAAGGTGATGCTTTAGTTTCTGTTGTAGATAATAAGATACATAGAAGATTAGAATTTGATTTGCCAAGATATAAAAGATTTTTGAACTCAATAGGTTTTCTTGGTTATAGCTCAGGCAAAGGTTGGTCCAATATACAAGAGTATTTAAAAAAAGATCCAGTACAAATAAATAAGATCTACAAGTTTGCCAAGCTAGATCAATATTCATTGCATGACAAATTAAATGATATGTCAGATGCAGAGCTTAAAACGATAACGCCTGGAGATCTTAAATATCCGTGGGTTCTTACAAATATTTTAAAGGAACGTAACATTGGATAAAAAAGATTTTAATTATTATTTAAAACAAGACATACTTACAATTAGAAACATTGTTAATCTATTTGAAGATGCTGCAAGAACTGAAAGATTTATTGCAAAGCCAAGACATCCTGGAGCGCCAAGTATGTATGATATTTTAATAACAAGCTACGACAAATCAGATATAGGATATTATCAAAAGCAACTAAAGCTTAGAGCTTCGCCAAGGCAGATAACCAGGTGGGAGTTTGCAATCGATATGCTTATGTTAATTGATAAAGATATAGTTGATAATCCTATAGAGATAAGAGAAATGATTTGGATGAGAGCTAAAAAATATAAATGGTCTGAACTTGCTAGACATTTTGGTTATCACAGAACAACTATTAAGAATAAATATCTGACTATCCTAGGTAAGCTAGTAGATAAAATAAAAGTTAAAATAAAATTTGATATTTTAGACAAAAATCTGTATTTAATTACTTAATCTTCAAATATTTATAAAAAAATTATTTTTCATTTGAAAAGTTAGAGCAGAGCTATACAATATGCTCATCAACGTATTTCATTAATACGCAAACGTTTACGTTTTTTTTTTTTTTATTTTTTTTTGTTTTTTAAATCTAAATACTTAGAGCGCAGATGGCAGCAAGACATAAACATCGCTTACAATGTCAAACGATCAACAAACAAAACAAGTTACCTTGTAAAGCATCAGGAATACTAACTAAAAAAGGAACCATACGTTGTCGTATTCACGGAGGTTGGTCTACTGGTCCTAAGACACTAGATAACAAATTGAAGAGTTTAAGGAATTTAAAGAATATTAATTATGAGCAAGTTGCAGCTAACCTCAGAGATAAGTACAAGAATTATAAAAGAGTTGATGAACGGCAAACCACTAACCAGGATTTGCCAAGACAAAGCTAATCCAAGCTTATCTAAGGTTTATGACTGGATAGCTGAAGATAAAGACTTTGCATCAAAGATAATGACAGCGCGTAAGATTGCTGCTCAGACATACCTGGACAAGATGATTGAGGAGCTTGAGTTTGCAGATAACAAGAATATCGCAATCGTAAGAGAGAAGTTACATCACTATCGTTGGATGGCATCAAAGCTAATAGGAATTTATGGAGACAAGCAAGAGATCAAGCAAGATACAAATATCCAAATTACTTGGAGCAATTCCGATCAAGAGGATTTCAAAGACGTTACAAACTCGGTTAATCAATAGAGCGCAAACAAAGCCTCGCACACGACATGAGGTTCGTTGATCTATAAGTTACATACCAAGTTACAGAATTTAAAATAAAGATAGTGTTTACTAACTAAACTAGTTGTTTATTAGACAACAACCTAAAAAGTACAGCGAAAAAACGTATAAAAAAGAGAAGGTACCATACCCAAAAAACTAGGCGCCAGGTCTTATACGATAAATCTTAGGAACAATAAACACACACACAATGAACGATAAAAAGATTAAGAACAGATTTAAAGATGTTACCGCAATTAGCTTTTCAAATGAAGAAGGTTTGCTAGTTAATTTCCACGGTTTCTACAGCGAAGAGGATAAACACGAATTTACAGAATATCTATTCCGAAAAATTAATATGAGCTATCAAGGAATGGACCATCCGCCAACGCTGCATTAATGAAAATTACAATACCGTATTCACCTAGAAAACAGCAAGCCTATTTGCATAGTGAATTAGAGAAGTACAGATATGGTTTACTGTTATGCCATCGAAGGTTTGGCAAGACTACACTTTGCTTAAATCATTTAATACGATGCGCTCTAACTAATAAGAATTATAATCCACGTTACGCTTACATCGCGCCAACGTACAAGCAAGCAAAAAGCATAGCTTGGGATTTCTTAAAATTTTACACCGAGAAAATTCCTGGAACGAAATACAACGAAACAGAATTAAGGTGTGATTTTATCAACGGATCAAGGATAACATTATTGTCATCTGAAAATCCTGATAGCATTAGAGGTGTTTACCTTGACGGAGTAATTATAGATGAAACCGCTCAAGTAAGCGCATCACTAATCGATGAAGTAATAACTCCAGCGTTGTCTGACCGTAAAGGTTTTATGGTTATGGTCGGTACGCCTCAATCAATGAACAATATATTTTATGACTATTATCAAAAAGCTCAACAAGATAAAAAATGGTTTCTGTACACAGCTAGAGCTAGCGAAACAGGAATTATCGATAAAGAAGAATTGGATAATGCACTTACCGTTATGGGAGAAGCTAAATTCAAACAAGAATTTGAATGTAGTTTTACTGGCAACGTGCCTGGTTCTATTTATGGTGATATTATTTCTGATCTAGAAGACAAGAAACAATTAACAACTGTTCCTTACGATCCAAGCTACTTAGTACACACAGCCTGGGATCTTGGCTGGAAAGACGACACAACAATAGTCTTTTTCCAGGAAGTAGGTCATAGCATTAATATTATTGATTGTTATGCCAATCGAAACCAAGCTTTACCGCATTATGTAGAAGAGCTTAAATCTAAACCTTATGTCTACGGTACTCATTATGCACCGCACGATATTGAGGTTACTGAGTTTAGCTCAGGTAGATCAAGAAGAGAAACAGCTTACCAATTAGGTATTAAATTTAAGGTAGCTAATAAAATTCCTTTAGAAGATGGCATCCACGCAGTTAAGGTTTTTCTGCCAAGATGCAAAATAGATTTGGATAATTGCAAAGATTTAATCAATGCTCTTAGACATTATCACCGTAAATACTCAGAGAAGGAAAGAGTATTTGCAACTAAACCAGTTCATTCCTGGTCCAGTCATTATTGCGATGCCGTTAGAGTAATGGCTACAGCATTTGAAGGATTAAAGGATATGAACGTTAAAAGACAACAAACAGCAATGAACGATTACAACATTATTTAGTCATGGGTGGATTTATAAGAAAAATATTTAAAATTGAACAACCAACTTTTGAACAGCCAGTAGTAGAGGAAGTTCCATCTTACGAAGATGAGGCTAGAGAAGAAGAGGTAGAGCAAGAACTAACCAAGGAAGAAAAAAGGCGTAAAGGTAGACGTTCTACAATTCTTACTGGACCTCAAGGCTTAACTACAATCGATGACGAAAACATCAGTCAAAAAACTTTATTAGGAGGATAATAATATGGGTGGATTTAGCGGAGGCGCATCTACAGGCGGTGGCGGTGGATCTGGTCCAGCTGGAAGAAAAACAGATGGATCTTACGGAACTAAAAGAGACGCACAAAGAGCATCAAGAAGAAACGAAGGTAGAAAAGCTGCAAAAGAAATTGGAGATTTTATTAAA